ATAAGAACGGCGATTATCTGGTTAAGAATAATCTTATATCTCTTCTTGCTAACATGGGGAAAGTTGCCTCTTTCGGTCAATGACCTGCTACCCAACATATTACTGTTCAGTACACCTCAACAAAACGGCAGTAACTGTCGCTAATGTCAGGTGTGGGTGGTAACCAATAGAATAAATCTGAAGGACCATGATCAGCAATATGCTTCTCAAGTTCTATCTGTGTTCCAACATCGATATGATATAACTTAGAAAATAGTTCACGCGTATCAGGAGAAATCTCCTGGTGTACATGTTTGAAATCCAATGGAATCGAACTATGATACCAATCATATACATATCGAGGTAAAAGTGACGGATATGCCAAATAACATTGCTTCAATGTATATTCAGCAATAGCCGTGACTAACGGACACGCTGGTGTCTCAAATAATGCACTCAGCGATTTAGCCAATAGTAATTCCCACATTACCTTCTCTCCTGCAGTTACAAAAGAGAATGTCCAACCAAATTTACATAAGAATTTAATTGGGTCGCGTATGATTTGTCCTGAGTCGGCAAAGACTAACCCACAGAAAGAAGCTTCTGTAGCTTTAACAAAAGTATCAATCTTTATTTCAAATCCCAATTTATCATACATAGATTTAGTAAAAACGGCATCAGTCGCAATAAGTGCATCATCTCCTTCGACTAAAACAAGAATCTTTGCAGATTGTTTGTAGGCGAAGAAGAGAGCCACCATCAAATTTGTCCAGCCATTACCGAGAGATGTACACATATCTCCGGACATCCGGCGAGCTTGAACTCGATAACGATGGCCGTATTTTGTTTTCATGACATTCATTCCAGTGATGATAGACTTGATGAAATCAAAGTCTTCTGCAAAGTTCTGAAGCATGAATTTGTAAAGCTGGACTTCACAGCATTCCATAATATCAACCGTAATAGAACCTTCAAAATGGCTGTAATCTGTACCATAAATATTAGCAGCAATCAACTGTTTAACCAAATTGATTCGTTCTGGAACAGGAGTATGTTTAACAAAGTAAGGTAATCCTGGTAACTGCTCAAGCGAATAGACTTCTTCCTCTATTGCGCTAAAGAAAGGTCCACAATATACATTCCATCTTAAATTCCTAGGGTTGATACCTCGCATATATTTATGGGATAAATATCCCTCTCGTTTTCCGAATAAACCTGTTGCATGACAAATTTTAGCTGGAGGTCGCATACCACCGTTATCTTGGTATGCTTTGTCATACTGTAACTTTCTACTCTCAGGAAACGACAGCGAGTCACGCCATGGCTTATACTCAGGACGTTGAGACAAAGGATGTAAATGAGTCATGGCAAAGGTCTTTGAAAATAATTTCAATTCAAACTTCAAAGTAGGATCAACTTCAGGAGCTTGAAATAAAATCCTTTTCAATAATCCGTTTAATATTGTTTCTGGGTCAAAGACATCACAAACACATGGCGCATACATTTCAACGAAACCACAAGGGAGACGACGACACATAGCAGCACGGTTAGCACGTACACACGAAACACCTGAAGAAGACGCTATTAGTGGAAGAACCTCATGAGTTCTTGCTCCATATAATATAATCTTCTTTACGGTGGATGTGCGGCGACATAATCGCGACACACGTAGGCGCCAATATGAAAATTTCGCAATTCAACAATGATCCGGACACAAGCCACTGTACCATGAATAACTTGACTAAACAATATTGAACCGAGTAATAAAGTAACATGACGATGAGCTCTTTGATTTATCATCGCTTCTAAATCAGTTGCGGTAATTGGATAAACTTCGGATGAAAGAGCAGCCAAAATATTAGGAACATAAAGAACTTCACATTGTGGCGCCATAACCAAAATTTTAAACCAAGCCTGAATGATGAAATAGATACAAG